TAGTCAGTAATGGAGTTTATCAATCTAGTGATAATAGAGTATTAAGTAAATTAAAATCACCAGAGTTGGAACGTGAATACTTTTCAATGTTAAATCGAAAGGGGCCGAATGGATGGCAATAAGTAGAGTAAGGCATCCAAACAAACTAGAATGTTTAAGATTATGCAGGATTAAAGAATCAGAGGGATTCGAAATCAAGAAGAAAATACAGTTTGTTGATGGATTCTGGCAGGCGGTATATGAAAAGGAGTGGGTAGCCAAGTGACGAGTTTTATTGTGCCTGGTAATCCCGTTAGCCAAGGTAGACCGAGAGCAGGAAAACGTGGAAGTAAAATAATCATGTACGATCCAAAAGAAAGTAAAGAGTATAAACAGTATGTAGCATTTATTGCTAAACAATATGCTCCTAAGGTTCCATATGAGGGTCCTCTGAGCGTTCGATTAAAGATTTATAGGCAAATACCTAAAAGCACAACAAAAAAGGACAGAGCGCTTTATATTGAAGGTATAAAACGCCCCGTAGTTAAACCAGATACCGACAATTACACGAAGGCGGTTCTGGATGCTTTAAACGGTATCATCTTTAAGGATGACTCACAAGTAACAGATTTATTCGCAAGTAAATTTTATTCAGATAAGCCAAGGATTGAAATAGACATACAAGAATTAGACATGTTGGGATATATGGAGGGTTAAATCATGGATACGAGCAAAGTAGAAATCAATCTGAGGGAAGATGCTGTATACATTGTCTGTAATGGAGAATTAAAGGCAATAAAACCACCATATCACGGTGATGTAGTTATAAAAATGGTGCAAGGTAAGGCAAAGAAGTATGACACAAGAGAAAGTCATCAAATATAGGTAGTCCAGATACCGAAAAACGGGATGGGCAGTAACGAGAGATTGAGGGATCTCTGTTGCTGTCCTTTTTTATATTTTGAGAGGGGTCGGTAAATATGAATAGTCAGGCATTAGAAAACATGAACGATCAGCAAAAAGAGAACTGGGCAGATAGATTACTAGCTGAATACGAAGACGGTCGCAATGAATTAAAAGCCATGGGTAATAAATTAGATTTAGAAAATGATCTTGATAAGCAGGACAAAAAGCAAATAAACAGCATGATTAATGATATGTCGTTCTCTATGAAATGGATGAAAATAGGTCGTCGTCCGGGTAATATGCGTGGGATTGATAAACGCTCTGCTTATCAACGTAGAGCATTGATTGATATGGATATATTTCCATCTTTAGATATTCAGCCAGAGGAAAGAGTATTAACACAGGAAGAACGTGAAGAAGTAATAAAAATATTAGCGATGTTATCTCATAGAGAACGTCAATGTTATTTGCTCCATATGGCTAATGGTTTCAGTTTAGCTGAAATTGGCAGGGAGTTAGGTATTTCTAAAAGATCAGCGCAGCAATATGTTGATCGAGCGAAGAAAAAAGTAGGTGGGATAATAGAAAAAGCGTCATGACGTACAAGTGACGTACGAAACCATATTGAGGATGAAAGGGCTCTTATATAGAGCTCTTTATTTTATTAGTAAGTTATTAATTAAAGACCGTGAGGTCTATATAGATTAAGCACTATAAATATTAGATAGTGGGAGTATAGGGAATGCGCTTGAAGGTGGGGTCTTGCGCAACATAGAACACACTAAAAAAGTCCTCCTCCTACAGGAAGAAGACTCTTACCACAATTATTGCGAGAAGCACTAACTGTGGGGAGATTTTAATCCTTATCTCCATAGGAACCACCCTCTCTAGTGATGACACTCCATCACTCAGATTTGGGAAACTCCCCAATCCAAGGATTTTGAGTTCTAGAAAGAAGCGATACTTCAATTATATTCATAACATTATTTTAAGTCTATAAAAATTTAACTTAGGAGGTAGGTGCTGATGTAATGAATTGGGATGCTGTAAAAAAAGAATGGGAAACCAGTAAGATTACTTTAAAAGACCTTGCTGCTAAACATGACATAAAGCTGGGAACATTAAAGAGCAGAAAAAGTCGTGAAGGTTGGTCGAGGGATGCAACCAAAGGTAAAAAAGTTGCAACCAAAAAGAAGGTCGGAGGACAACCGGGGAATAAAGGAAACCCTAATCCAACACCTAAGTTTGCAAAACGCAACAGTTCAGCAGTCACTCATGGTTTATTTGCTAAGTATCTGCCGGATGAAACCATGGAGATTATGAATGGCATTAACGATATTTCTCCAATAGAAATTTTATGGATGAATATACAAATGCAGTTTGCGTCGATTATGCGAGCGCAACAGATTATGTTTGTCCAAGATAAATATGATGATACAAAAGAAACTAAAAAAACTGCTAGTGGTGAAGGTTTTGATTCTACAGAATACGAAATACAGTTCGCTTGGGATAAACAGGCGACTTTTTTAAATTCCCAAAGTCGAGCAATGGGTGAATTAAGAAGTATGTTAAAACAGTTCGCTAAAATGGCTCATGATGATGATTACCGTTTATTAGAGTTAGAAAGAATGAGAGTTTCTATAGATAAAGTTAAAGCCGAAGCTGATCGCCTTTCTAGAGAGAATACCAACGATGATGACGATGAAATTATTATTGTAGATTCATGGGGAGCTTCTAATGAGTAAAACTATATTCAATGTACAAAAGAACATTAACCCTCACTTTAAAGATGTATGGACATCCAAAAAGCCTTATAACATATTAAAAGGTGGACGTAACTCGTTTAAATCATCTGTTATCGTTTTAAAACTGGTATTCTTAATGATTTTCTATATAACACAAGGCAAAAAAGCTAATGTAGTGGTTATTCGTAAAGTCGGTAACACGATAAGAGATTCAGTATTTAATAAAGTTCAATGGGCAATTAGGTTGTTCGGAATGAGTGGTAAGTTTAAGCCTACTGTCGCTCCGTTTAAGATAACGCATAAGAAAACAGGTTCAACCTTTTACTTTTATGGACAAGACGACTTCCAAAAGCTTAAATCAAATGATATTGATGATATTATTGCTGTTTGGTATGAAGAAGCAGCCGAATTCGCTAGTCAAGAAGAATTTGACCAGTCAAATGTAACGTTCATGAGACAAAAACATGTAGATGCTAAGTTTGTTCAGTTCTTTTGGTCATATAATCCACCAAGAAATCCATATCACTGGATTAATGAATGGTCCGATGAAATGAAAGGTGAAGAAGATTATCTGGTACACGAATCTAGTTATTTAGATGATGAATTAGGATTCGTTACTGAACAGATGCTTAAAGACATCAATCGTATTAAAAACAATGACTATGATTATTACCGTTACATCTATTTGGGTGAACCGGTCGGACTTGGAACAAACGTATACAATATTAACTTATTTAAGCCACTCGAGAGCCTTCCAAGTGATGATAGGGTTATAGCACTCTTTTACTCTATGGATACAGGACATAGCGTTTCTGCTACTTCTTGTGGGTGTTATGGATTAACTGCTAAAGGAAATGTTATACGTTTGAATACGTATTATTATAGCCCTGCTGGACAAGTGAATAAGAAAGCGCCAAGTGATTTATCAAAAGAGATATTCGAGTACATTAAAGCTACTTCTACACAGGAACCATATAAAGGTGCAACTATTAGGAAACGAACAATAGATAGTGCTGAGGGAGCTTTAAGGAATCAATATTACAAAGATCATAGGCAACATTGGTTACCTATTAACAAGCTTAAAAAAGTAGATATGGTAGATTACGTTCACGACCTGTTAGCGCAAGGTCGTTTTTATTATCTCGAAAATCCATTACCGACCGGATTAAAACATTGTGATAGTAACGAGATATTCATTGAAGAACATAAGAAATATCAATGGATTGAAGGTACTCAGAACACTGATAATCCGCAAGTTGTAAAAGAAGATGATCATACATGTGATGAATTTCAATATTTTTGTGTGAGTAATGCCAGAGACTTACGACTGAAAGTTTAGGAGGTGAGAGCGTGGATGTTATCCAACGGATAAAAAACCTATTCAAGAGAGGAGGCTATGCATTGACAGGACAGGAACTTAAAACGATTAACGATCATCCTAAAATCAATATTGACCCTAATGAATTAGCAAGGATTGATCGTGGTTTTGAAGAGTATAAAGGCAATTATCCAAAAGTACGTTACTTTAATTCAAATGGCGAAATAAGAGAACGCAACTACATGACATTGAACATGGTTAAGTTGAGCGCTGAATTACTATCTGGATTGGTATTTAATGAGCAGTGTGAAACAGTAGTGTCTGATAGCAAGGATGAAGAAGAAAAGGAAAATACGTATAAATCTGCTAATGATTTTATACAGCGTGTATTTGAACACAACGACTTTAAGAAGAACCTAGCAAAGTATTTAGACCCTATGTATGCTACTGGTGGATTAACTGTAAGGCCTTATGTTGATATGAATACTGGTGAAGTAGAATTTTCGTGGGCGCTTGCTAATTCCTTTTATCCTCTTAAACATAATAGTAATGGAATATCTGAGGGTGTTATGAAGTCCGTAACAATGAAAATTGAGCAAGGTAAGGAAATCTATTACACCTTGTTAGAGTTTCATGAGTGGGATAACAAAACTTATGTAATTACTAATGAATTATACAAGTCAGATAACAAAAGCAAGATTGGTAAGCGAGTTTCTTTAGGTGATTTAGAAGAATATAAGAATTTAACCGAAAGAGTTCCTATCACCGGATTGTCGAGACCATTATTCAATTACGTAACACCATTTGGATTTAACAATATCAATCCGCATAGTCCTCTTGGTTTAGGTATTACAGACAACGCAAAGAACACGCTCAAACAGATAAATGACACATACGACCAATTTAACTGGGAAATAAGAATGGGGCAACGTACCGTATTTGTTAGTGATCAGATGATGAATATGGCACCATCTGAAAACGGAGAACTTCCTACACAGGTATTCGATCCAGATGTAAATGTCTTTAAATCTCTACCTATGGGCAATGAGGGAACCATGGTAGAAGATGTGACCAACGATATACGCACTGAACAGTATGTAGCTGCAATTAACCATCATTTAAAGACACTGGAAATGGATTTAAAGTTATCCGTTGGTACTTTCTCGTTTGATGGTAGATCAATGAAAACCGCAACTGAAGTTGTGAGTGAGAGTGAATTAACCTATCGAACTAGGAATAATCACGTCAATGAGGTTGAGAAGTTCATCAAAGGATTAGTTGTATCTGTACTTGAACTAGCAAAGGCTACTACATTTAATGGCAAATCGTTATTTGATGGAGAAATACCAACATTCGAGCATATCGGGGTAGATTTTGATGATGGAGTATTTCAAGATCGTGGAGCATTATTAAAATTTTATAATCAAGCAAAAATGATGGGGACAATACCAACTCGGGAGATTATTAAACGTGTATTTAAGATTCCGGACGATAAAGCGAGAGAGTGGATAAAAGAAATTGAACAGGAACAAATGGAAATGGATCCGCAAAACATTAGTGAACGTACCGCAAAACATCTATTTGGTGATGAGGAGTGATTAGATGCCAGTCACACCGCATCAATTAGACTTGTGGTCCAGTAATATGGGTGAATTGTACAATAGTCTTGAAGGTGAAATCATCCGTATATTGATTAAGCGTTTGAATAAAGGCTCTACCGATATAACCTATTGGCAGGCGCAAAAGATGCAGGAACTACGTTTATTTAATAACGAAGTTGCTGTTTTATTATCTAGGGTTACAGGAGTGGCCGAGGATGAAATTATAAATATGTTCGAAGCTACAGGCGTTGGAGCAGTAAAAGACATTGATAGATCAGTTCCTTATGTAAATAAACCAATGCCTACTAACATTGATAATGTTATGAAAGCATATAAAGATCAAGCGTGGAACGATATTGATAATTACGTTAATCAAACATTGATTACTACCAATTATGGTATTGGTTCAGCACAAAGAGCTTATCAAGATGTACTTAATCGAACTACTGCAATGTTTAATACCGGATTATATACATTTGAACAATCGTTGGAAAGGTCAATTACTGAACTTGCTCAAAAAGGTATACAAACTACTCTTACGGATAGAGGTGGTAACACATGGAGCTTAGAAAGGTACACTAGAACCGTTTTAAAGTCTACCCTAGGAAACACCTATGACACCCTAAGAAAAGAA